CATCTAAAGTTATTGTCTTATCTTCTACCGAACATAAATCATAATAGTATGGTGCTTCATTAGAAACTATCCATCTGTTAGTTTTAGATTCTAATAGCAGTCTATTTATTTCTTGTTGTACTGTTTTCATATTTCTCCCTTAGTTCAATATGCTGTGTCCACGATTAATCATACATTTTCTAATGTAATTTTTTCTCGTATCATCAGCTTTACTTACAACACCTAAACTAGCTGGTCTTAAAACATTATCAATAATCCAAGATTGAAATTCTTGGCTATCAGATAAAGTATTTTCAGCAAATTTAGTACATAAGATTGTGTCGTTGGTTATGTTCTCAGATTTACCATCAGGGAACGTACCCGATCTTCCAGCAGTATCAACTACTGGTTTGTATGTGCTACAATTACTTATTGTTATAATAAGTATTAAACCTAATAATGTTTTCATTTTTCCCTTTGTTTATTTTAGTTAAGTAATCTTCAGTATGGATATTAGCAATATCAATTTTCTTTAATATTGGTTTTTGTTTCCAAGCCAAAGTTATGTATTCCAATAAAGTTTCAGTTCGCTGATTCTTTATTAAAATTTCTAAGACTCTACTCGCTAGTTTGTGATCGTTGTTTTTCATTTGCCTTCTCTAGTTGTTGCTTTTCTTTTTTTAACTCAGCTTCTTTAAGTGCTTGTTTAAGCTTCTCAGCAAATACTGATTCGCCTAGTTTGGTACTTAAATCTTTATTTGAAAAGTTCATCTTTTTTTTTCCCATTTATACTTTTTAGTAAAGCATTGTAAAGTGCCTTTTGATAACTTGTGATTTTAGTTCCTGAAAATTCCTGTATTAAAAAATAGTTTTTAATTTCTTCAGAAATACCCACCAGAATATCACGATCTATCTTAATCATCATAGTTAATTAATTGCTAAGTGTATTAATATTATACTTGCACCAAGCAATATAGCTGTGATAATCAATCCTATTCCATCTTTAGTTTCTCTAGTCATTTATTGTTCTCCCATATTAAGATTGCCAAAAGCACTGCAAAACAGAAATACCAAAATCCTAAATCATTTATAACTTCTAGCATTGTTTTGTCATCATGTTGTTAAGTTTACTTATTAGAGTAGTAATACGTTTCTTTGTATGCTCTCCTCTAATTTCATTGTCCAACAAGATTCTTGATAGAACTGCTGTCATCAGTTTCATTTCATAATAACTCATTGAACAAATTACACCTGTGTTTCTCATTTACGTTTCCTTCTTTTATTACCAAAGCAATCCCATTTCTTATGGTATGATTTGAGTAATTTGGCTAGTTGTTTTTTCATAATATTTTATTTCTTTGTTTGTTAATTTTATTTAGCAAATCATCAACAGAATTTATTGGAATATATTTTTCTGATGAATTTAATTGTCTTTCCTCGCTTACTGGAGTTCTCCAGTAATAGTATTCTGCATTATGTTCATGTAAAAAATCTCCATAACACAAAATTTGTTTATTTACTAAAGAACCAAAAACTCCTTTTAGTGTTTCCATTGACCAGTCAAGTTCTTTTAAGTCCATAAATTGTTCTGAACAAATATGTCCATCAGAACCATCTGTATTAGCTAAAAGATAATCAACTAACTTTGTTTCTTTTTCTGTAAGTGTTACCATATTTTCCCTTTATGTTTTTTATATAAAATAAATATAGTTATAAAAATATTAATATCAACTTTAAAATGACAAATTGTGGATAATTTATACAAGAAATATATCAATTAAAACAATGACTTATTCGTTGCTATTTTGTTCTCTTTTTGATACTAGGGATTGTGGGTAAGTGCCTTCCCTTACCCACGTTATATAACTAGGAGAAATAATGCCAATAATTAAAGGTTATTCTAAAAAATCAATAAGCAAGAATATAAGCCGAGAAATGAAACGTGGTAAATCACAAGCACAATCTGTGGCAATAGCTTTATCAGTTGCTAGAACTGCAAAGAAAAAAGCAAAGAAATATAAATAGTGCAAATAGCGAAGGCAAACATAATTCATTCTGTTAAGCATCAGAAGTTTGTGGCTTCTTTTCCATGTGTCGTTTGTGGCAACGATACTCAAGTTCAATGCTGTCATATTCGTTCTATCCCTAAAGTAGGTAATGTAGGTAAAGGCATAAGAGATGATAGATTCTGTATTCCAATGTGCTTTACTTGTCATACCCAACAGCACCTTATAGGTGAATTAGAGTTCTTTGAAAAATATAATATAAATCCTATATTGATTTCTATGAAGATAGCTAGTATATCTCCTTGTAATAAAATTAACCAAGCCAAACAGGAAGGTGCATACAATGGAAAACTTAACTATCAAGAACATATCAGAAATAACAAAAAAAGTTCTTTGCAATCATAAACTATACAAAGATATAAACTTCTTTGACGTTCCACATAACAAAATTTGTCTAGCAGTTATTAGAGAGATTACAGAATTATCTTATAATGAAATTGGCAAAGCTTATAACAAATCATGGTTTACAATTTATGCTTCTGTAAAAGACACACAGAAAAATGGATTAAAAGCTTTTACAAATAGAATTATAGATTTAGTAAAGGCAGAAGTTAAATGAACGAAGGTTGGGTAAGTATATATCGTCAAATATTTGATAATAAAGATTTAAAAGACAATAATCATTTATTGATATTTATTTATATGGTTGTTCATGCAAGTCATAAACCAGCTATTGTAACTTATAGAAAAAAACGAATCACTTTAAAACGTGGTCAATTATCTGTTACTGTTAAAGATTTATCTAATAGATTTAATTTATCTGTTAAGACAATTAGAACTATTTTAAAGAATTTAGAGGTGGCAAACACATTGGCACATACTTTGTATAAGCAATTATCAGTCTATACTATTGTAAATTATGACAAATTTCAGGATAATGACTTAAGTAAAGTTAAGCTAATCGGCAACGAAACTGGCAAACAGAACAATAAATACTATACTAATACTACTAGTATAGATAAAAATATGTTAAGTCTTAGCAATATGACTAATACACCAAAGAAAATTACTATTCCTACCTTGCAAGACTTAAAAACTAAGATCATTGAGAAACCAAAAGAAAAGAACGAGTGGGAAATTATGCGTGAAAAACTTGACGCAGAAGATTACGAGAAATGGGTTCTGCACACATTAAACTCTTGAAATAAAACAATAATATCTTTATAACCATAAATAACTAGCTAGGTATCAGGGGTGGTGAAATTCCACCCTACAAAAATTATATATTTACATAATCCTAAAATAACATTACTGATTCGCCTTATAACAACAGGAGAATGTAGTTATGGAAAAAACAATAGAAAAAGCTTTAAAGCAATTAGACAAGATAGATGATTTAGTTGCAAAGCTAAGAGACCAACTTGAGTCAGCGATTGACGACTATGAGACAGATGATTCTGATGATTACGATTCAGATGATGATTTCTCAGATGACGAAGATTTAGATTCTGACGAAGAATAATCTAATTAGATAAGCTGTAAAGCTGGAAGGTTATCAAAACCTTAAAAATCAATGAACAGTAAAATACTAAGCATCAAGCTTTGGGATTACACAATCATTTTATTATTTTTAATGTTAGTGTTTTTAATTGGAACATTTTTTCCAAACGATCACACTAAAGACAAAATAAGACAAAGCACTATTGATGAAATTAGGAAGATAGGTTTCTTTGAACCTAAAGTGGATAACACTTCACCAGATAAGTTTATAGCCAGTATGCAGAAATGTATTGCTTACATAAACTTGGACTTACACAAAGATCAACATATACCAACATCATTAATTATTGCACAAAGCATAGTTGAAAGTAACTTCGGTACTTCAAGATTTGCTAAGGAAGGCAATAATCTATTTGGAGTTAGAGTATGGTCTAAGGAAGGTATGTTGCCATTATTACAAGACCCATCAATTAACTGGAGAGTTAAAACATACAAATCTAAATGCCAATCAGTTAGACATTACATAAGCACATTAAACAATAATCATCACTATCAGGAGTTTAGACAACTGCGAAATAGAACAAAAGACCCTATGAAATTAGCTGATACATTAGACAATTTTAGCACTAGCAAAGAATATACAAATCATGTTAAGCAGATACTAATTAAATATAAAGGCAAAATATAATGGCTAACGAGACTACATCAACATCACTGAACAAACTTTATACAAACAAAGTTAAGACTAAAGGTACTTACAGAGTTTATAGACCCAAACCATTAAAGATGCCGAGAAAAAAGAAATGAAAAAACCTATTTGGGAAAGACAAAGACCATCTAAACTTGGCAGACCAAAACCTTTTAACACTAAAACAAAAGCTTACAAAAAAGCTAGACGTTCTGCTGGTCAAAAATTCGGCAAGAAAAACAGCTTTGTTAAAAACCTTTACATAGCAAAGAAGCTTAAAAGAAAATGAGTTTACCTAACGAGATAGTCTTTGGAAGCAGACTGATTAAGTTAGACTACATAGACAAAGAAACAGCATCTAAGAAAAAGATTTTCGGTGAATTTGACTCAGACAAAAACACCATGACCATAGACAAATCACTAGATAATATTGAAATGAGTAACACCTTACTTCACGAGATATTCCATTTAATCCATGATGAATATAAAATAGATTTACCAGCAAAAGCAGAAGAAATAAGCTGTAATTCATTAGCTAATGGAATCTGTCATGTACTATATCAAAACCAGAATCTACTAGAGTTCCTTTACAAATCGTTAAAAAAAGCTTAATAGAACATTTAACGAACATAGTCGGTTAATATGGAACTTATTAAAAAGAAGGTTAAGGACTTAATTCCTTATATAAACAATTCTCGCACACACAGCGAAGAACAAATTACACAGCTTGTTTCAAGCATTAAAGAATTTGGCTTTACAAACCCAATACTCCTAGCACCTGACAATTCAATCATAGCTGGACATGGTAGATTACAAGCAGTTAAAAGATTAGGACACGAAGAAGTACCTTGCATTATAGTTGAGGGATTAACCAAGACACAAATCAAAGCTTTAATAATAGCAGACAATCAATTAGCACTTAATGCAGGTTGGGATTTAGAAAAATTATCAGTAGAGATTGAAGGATTAGAAGCAGATAAGTTTGATTTAAACATATTAGGTTTTGAAGATGAGTTCTTAAAAGACTTATTGCACAAAGAAAACTTAGGTTTAACTGATGAAGATTCAATTCCTGAAGTAAAAGAAAACCCAAAAAGTAAATTAGGAGATATATTTATATTAGGGAATCATAAAATTATATGTGAAGATAGTTTTAACGAAAATATTGTTATTAAATTTATAGAAAATACAGACAAAAAATTTACATTTACTGATCCACCTTATGAACTAACTACAAAAGGTGGTGGTATTTTAAAAGAATCAAATTCTATGAAACAAATACAAAACAATAATGTTAATAAATTTGAACCATCTAATTTAAAACTGTATAGCAAAACTAATATTTACTTTCATAATAAACCATTAATAAAAAAATATATTGAATTAGCAGAAAACAATAACAAGTCTTTTGACTTATGTTTCTATAAAAAAGAAAATGTTGCACCTAATTATGCTGGTCACATGATGACAGACGTTGAATATATTTCAATAATAGGAGACCAATCCCCAAACAAAGGATTAGATAAAAGCTTGTATTCAAAATTATACATAGGAAAAAAAGATAACGACAATAAACTAAGCTATTCAAAACCAGTTGAACTTTGTGAAAAATACATAAAATTATATGCTAAAAATCATGTAATAGATTTATTTCTTGGGTCTGGAAGCACACTAATTGCTTGTGAAAAATTAAATAAAATTTGTTATGGATTTGAACACAACCCACAATTTATAGATGTAATTATACAAAGATGGCAACAATTTACAGGAAAAGAAGCTATACATGAGCAAACAGGAAAAACCTACAATTCAATCTGAGGAGAAAAAGGTAGGCAGACCAAAGCTTGATATTGACCCAGAACAAGTCAAAAGATTAGCTAGATTACATTGTACTATGCAAGAAATGGCAGATTTCTTTGGTTGCCATAGAGATACATTACACAATAATTTTTCAGCAGAAATAGACAAAGGGAGATCAGAAGGCAATATATCGCTTAGAAGGAAACAATGGCAAATGGCAGTTGAAAAAGGTAATGTTGTTATGTTGATTTGGCTTGGTAAACAAATGCTTGGACAAAGAAATGAAATACTTGAATCCGATAGCAATATTCCTTTACCAATATACGATATAGCTGAAGAACCAAAAGAAATTGAACTGAAAGTTGAAGATGGCAAGTAAATGTATATTTTGTAAAAGAGAAATGAACAACAAGCTTGAACAACACATCAAAGCTTGTCATAAGTGCATTGTTGATTTGCTTATGAAAAAGCATAACTTAAAAGTTAAGAAACAAGCACCAGTAACATTGAACTTAAAAAAGTATGAGTAAATTTAGTTTATTAAAACGAGATAAGAATCCAAGAGGTGGTTTAAGTGCATCTGGTAGAAGAAGATACAACAAAGCAACAGGTGGCAATTTAAGACCACCAGTTAAATCAAGACCAGATACTTTGACTGAGTATAGACGTAAAGGTTCATTCCTAGTTAGAATGGGTAGCAGTCAAGGCAGACTATTTGACTCTAAGGGTCGTAAAACAAGATTAAAACTAAGCTTAGAAGCTTGGGGTTATAGAGGTAAAAGCAAATCTGAAGCAGTAGCTTTAGGCAGAAGATATTTAAGAACTTATCAAAACAAAAAGAAATGAATCAAATGTGTGGGCGAAAAAAACCAAAGATGCTAGATAAAAGTTTGCGAGGAACAAACGATCTTGAAGTTATCATTTATAATCTTAAAAAAGAAATAGATAGATTAAACGAGGAAGTACAAGCAAAGGATTTAGAACTTCAAAAACTACAATCCAAAGATGATTAATGTCTTTATTGGATATGATAGCAAAGAGAAAATAGCTTACCATATACTATCTGAGAGCATACTAAGGCATAGTTCAGTACCAGTGTCATTTACACCAATCTATTTACCTAACATTTACGATTCATTTAATAGACCAAGAAATAGCTTATCATCTACTGAGTTCTCATTTAGCAGATTTATAGTTCCTCATCTTATGGGTTATAATGGTTGGGCATTGTTCCTAGATTGCGATATGCTGTTTAAAGCAGACATCAAAGAACTATGGGATTTAAGAAATGATGATTATGCTGTCATGTGTTGTCACCACAATTATATACCTAAGCATCTATCTAAATTCGGCAATCAAATACAAACTGTTTATGAAAAAAAGAACTGGTCTAGTTTAATGCTAATGAATACATCTAAATGCAAAGCACTCACTAAAGAATACGTTAATGAAGCATCTGGTTTAGAACTACATCAGTTTAAATGGACTGACAAAGTAGGTGGCTTACCATTAGAATGGAACTGGTTAGTAGGCGAATACCCACACAACTCTAATGCTAAAAACATACACTTTACAGAAGGTGGTTGTTACTTTGAGAAGTATGAAGATTGTGATTATTCATCAGACTGGTTTAATGTTTATACGAATACTGTTAAGATTCAATTATGAAAGCTTTTGTAACTGGTTGCGATAATAACTTCACAGACATACTTGATTGGTTTTTAGATGGCTACCACAAGCATATTAAGATTCCATTATACATAGCTAACTTCGGCTTCTTAAAACAATATCCTAATTCATTCCTAGTTGCATCTGATGGTAGAACTTGGTTTTATAAACCTAAAGCAATAGAAAAAGTACCAGCAGATAAAATCATTTGGTTAGACTGCGACATAGAAATCAAAGCAGATATATCTGATATGTTTGATATGCTAGATGACTGCGATTACCTTATGAGCAAAGACCATGCAGTTAGATCAGATAGATGGCAAACAGGAATAGTCGGCATAAACAATAAACAAGTTCTAAAGAAATGGTTTGATAGATGTGAAATGAGACAAGAGAGATCAGACCAAGAAGCTTTTGCTAAAGTACAACACGAGTTTAAGATAAACAGAATACCAAATGAATATCATGGTTTAAGATTAGGCAAGAATAATGATATAGCCAAAACTATTCATTGGACAGGAGAAGATGGAAAAAAGATTATTAGAGAGAAGATTCGTAAGCAAGAACAGGAATCCAAACATAATCGCAGTACCAATTAAATACGTTAAGTATTCAAATCAGTTTAATAATTGGTTACATTTAAAAGTTAGATCAGAACGAGATAACTTATACCTGAATGACAATCTAGCAAATCGGCGATTAAAAACATTACCTGATATTGATAATTTATTTAACCCATTGATAGTCTGGGCAAGTGATAGCTTAGTTTGTATCTTTGGTAACAAGAGATTAAAGACAGCTATTGATAAAGGATATACGCATATTGATTGTTTAGTTTACAAAGACTTCAATAGAGCAGTAGAAATAGGAACATCTATTTGGAATACATTTAAACAACATGGTCTATCTAAAGTTGATTATTTATTAGCAAATGATAATCAGGGTATGAAAAACATAGATAGATATATGGTGGAAGAAAAACAGTTCATAGATATTTACGCAACACATCAGCAAATATTAATCCAAGAAGCTTTAAAATCTAATCAAGATATAATGGAAACTGGTTGTGGTTATTATTCTACACCACTGTTAGTTGAGATAGCCAAGTCTAAAGGAATTAAGTTAATAGGATTTGTTCAGGATATAAACTGGGCTAGAAGATTTGACTATTTAATCGGTTCACATTATCAGCAAATACAAATAGACTTTAAAAAAGAGATACCATTAACACAAAGATTTGGAATGTGCTTTTTAGATCATGAACAATTTGTAAGAGATAGAATTAAACATCTTAACAATATTTTAGAACATACTAACACTGTAGTAGTACATGATGCTGATAAAGTTGAATCATTTGCCTTGCTACACAAAGCATACACTATTGAAATGCACAAACACTTAACACCTAACACAGCAATAATTAGAAATGTTTAACCCATACGAATACTTTAAAGGCAAGAATGTTTTACTAATAGGTAATGGTGAGAAAATAAATCAGATTGATTATACTAAATTTAATTCAGTAGTTAGAATGAATCTTGGAGTTCAAGACAAACCTTGTGATGTATGGATTAACAACCTAGTACATGAGGGTCATAATATGCTTAAAGAGATTCCCAACATTAGATGTATTGTAAGATTGAACTTTGAAAAAGATGGCAAGAGAGCAGAACGTATGCCTGATTGGGTTAAGAAAAAAGCTTGGCTATGGAACACATACGATTACAGTCAAATGACAATTAGATATAATTACTACAGACCAACTACTGGCTTTGTTGCAATCTATTGGTTACTTAATCATTGTCAGTGCAAAGTAACTATTACTGCATTTGATTTCTTTAAAACTAAAAACAGATATACAATGGAAGAAGTAAGTCATATTGGAACTTCTAAAGGTTATAACCATGATGTTAAATTGGAAGAAGATGTTATTACAAAGTTAATTCAAAGAGGAATTATTAATGCCATTTAGTAAACCACAACTAGACGTATATACTTGTCCCAAAAGATTTAGAGTTCTAATTACAGGAAGAAGATTCGGCAAGACACACTTAGCCATGTATGAACTACTAAGATTTGCAAGTAGAAAACCTAACTCAAAGATATTCTATGTAGCACCTACTTACAGAATGTCTAAAGAGATTATGTGGAAACAAATCAAAAGACTTACAACTGAAAAAAGATGGATTAAATATGCTAATGAAACAGAACTAACATTAGTGCTTAGGAATGGTAGTCAGATAAGTTTAAAAGGTGCAGATAAATCACCAGACAATTTACGAGGAGTAGGTTTGGACTTCCTACTATTAGATGAATACGCAGATATACCAGTTGAAGCATGGACAGAAGTTCTGCGACCAACAATCTCAGATAAGCACGTTACAGGAAATGTATTATTTATAGGAACACCTAGAGGATTTGGTAACTGGTCTTATGAGATTTATCAGAAGGGATTAGGAGATGACCCTGAGTGGAAGTCATTTAAGTACACAACATTAGATGGTGGTCAAGTAGATCAAGAAGAAATTGAACAAGCCAAAAAAGATTTAGATGAGAGAACATTTAGACAAGAATATTTAGCTTCATTTGAAACATACTCAGGAGTTGTTTATTATAACTTTGATAGAGAATACAATGTTCAAGAATGTAAGTATGACAAAGATGCTATTATTCATATTGGCTTGGACTTTAACATTGACCCCATGAGTGCTTGTCTATTCCATGTAAAAAACGATATAGCTTATGTCTTTGATGAGATAGTTATTTATAGTTCAAATACTGATGAATTTATTGATGAACTATTAAGCAGATACCCTAAAACTAAAATGGTGGTTTACCCAGACCCAGCTTCAAGACAACGTAAAACTTCTGCTGGTGGTAGAACTGACTTAACCATATTGCAAAATGCTGGTTTAAATGTTAAAGCTAAGAATACTCATGCTTTAGTAAGAGACAGGATTAATTCTGTTAATAGCAAACTGAAGGCATTTGATGGAAAGAGAAGTATTTTTATTAATCCTTCTTGCAAAACACTAATTAATAGCTTAATGAAACAAGTTTACAAAGAAGGTACAAATCAACCAGAAAAAGGAAATGGTTACGATCACATGACTGATGCACTAGGTTACGCAATAGAATATTTATTCCCAATCACATCTAATCTTCCTAAATCACAACCTAAGAGATTCTCATAATGGCTTACACAAGAAAAGATATTGAACAACAAAATTCACAATACAAAGGTATGATGCCTAGATGGGAATATTTCATCAGATCATATTTAGGTGGCAAAGAGTTTCAAGATGGAAAGTTCCTACAAGAATACCAATTAGAATTAGAATCAGAATATTTTAAAAGATTAGCTTACACACCATTAGACAATCACTGTAGAAATATAATTCACATTTACTCAAGCTATTTATTTAGAGTACCACCAACTAGAGAATTAGGTTCATTAGAACAAGATGCTACATTAGATTATTTCTTTGATGATGCAGATTTAGAAGGAAGAACATTTGATGCTCTTATGAGAGAAGTACAAGTTTATGCTTCTGTTTATGGACACTGCTGGATTATCGTGGACAAACCATCTTCAAATGTAATGACACGAGGAGAAGAATTAGAACAAGGAATTAGACCATATCTAAACATCTACACACCTGAGAACGTATTAGACTGGAAATACACAAGATCATCTAATGGATATTACTATTTAGAATATTTAAAGATTAGAGAATCAATAGAAGATGATGGAGAGTATTATAAGATTTGGTATTTAGATAAAATTGATACAGTATTTTTGCCAACTGCAAATAGAGATGAACCAAAGTTAATTGAATCAGTACCTAATCCACTAGGTAAAATACCAGCAGTTATTTTATACAATCAAAGATCTCCTATGAGAGGAATAGGTGTATCTGATTTAACTGATATAGCTGATTTACAAAAATCTATTTACAATGAACTATCTGAGATTGAACAAATCATTAGAATATCTAATCACCCATCTTTAGTTAAAACAAGAGATACTGAAGCTGTTGGTGGTGCAGGTTCTATAATTGAAATACCTGATAACATTGATGCTAATTTAAAACCTTATATCTTACAACCAAGTGGAAGTAATTTAGATGGTGTATTAAAATCAATCGCACACAAAATAGAATCTATAAACAGATTATCTCATGTAGGTGCTATTAGAGCAACAGGAGAGAGAATACAATCTGGCATAGCACTAAGAACTGAGTTCCAATTACTAAATGCTAGACTTGCTGAAAAAGCAAAACTAATGGAACTTGCTGAAGAACAAATTTGGAGACTATATGCTCTATGGCAAGAAACAGTATTTGATGGAGAAGTTATGTACCCTACAACATTTGACATTAGAGACTGGGCAACTGATTTAGAATTATTACAACAAGCTAAAGCTTCTAATATTAAATCATCTACATTTACTAAAGAACTAGATAAACAAATAGCTAGAACTGTAATTGATGATGATGAGAAGTTAGTAGTAATTGATGCTGAAATTGAAAACAATACACAGGCACTAGGAGAGTTTCAACCACAACCAATAACTTTAC